CTGTGCAACTGATAGACCTTCTGAAGCTTCAACAATTAGTTTTTCACGAGTTAACGCATCAACTTCTTCATTGAGTTCAATGTTGCGATCGATTGCATCGTTGTATTTCTCTTCGAGAGTTTCAACTTTAGCAGCCAATTCTTCAACAAGATCAGTCTTACCTTCTGGTACTTCAACGTAATGCTCAGCAAATACATCTTTGAGTGAAGTAATGAAAGATTCAGCAATTTCAGCACGGATGCCAGTTTCAACTGCTAGTTTGTTTTCTTCCATCCAAGACTCAACAACGTAGTTTAAGTAACCATCAACCTGTTCTTCAAGTTCAGAACGGATTGAAGTAACTTCTTCAGAAAGACGCTCTTCATAAGATTCCTCTAGACGAGCTACTTCTGATTTTACTTTTGCACTAAGTGCAGCTTCAAAGATTAGACCAGCTTTAGAACGGAAACCTTCAGAAAGAGTAGCTTCAGATTCAACAAGAGCATCCAAATCTTCTTTGAAAGATTCTTCAACTTCTTCAGCTTCTTCTTTAAGTTTTTCCATTGGCTCACCGCCACCCGCTTTGTTATCTGCAGCTTTCTTAGGTGCTGATTTTTTTACAGCAGCAGTAGTTTCATCGGCAGCTTTCTTAGAATCTTTAGCTACGTCATCAACATCGCCTGCACCATCACCTTTAGGCTCAGCTTTTTCCATAAGTTCCTCGTCAGTAACTTCAACAGCCTCAACGAGTTCATCATGGAGTTCTTTTTCAATTGACATTATAATACTCCTATTGAGTTAAAGTATTGAGGAGGAAACTACCAATTGCAATTTCAGTCCCACTTAATCAAACCACCCATAATAAAAAGAGTATATCAATTACTCTGTATGTTTATTTATAACAATTTATATTTCAAACTACTTAAAAAGCAGATTCTTGAATTCACGGATTGCCGCAGCTTCATCAATCTGTTTCTTATGTACCTGTTTTACAACTTGTTCCATCATTTCTTGTTTCACCCAAGAATCAGATAGAGCATCGTAAACCCATTCAGCACCTTCCATAATACCATTTACAAAGGCATTGTGTGCTGATGGATCTTGAACAATGTCGACAGTTGCAAGTTGGAAATCTTCTCCAACAAAATTCTTACCTTCACGTTGAATAAGTGAACCCATGCCACGAGATGACACACCGAGTTGCACTCCACCTTCCATTAGACCTTGAGCAATTTTACCCATAGGAGTATCAAGTATCTTAGCTTTACCCAAGATATCATTGCCATCCCATTTAAGTTCGGTAATGAGATGTGATACTTTATCTAGATTAATTGTAGGACCTTGTGGGTGGTTAAGTTCACCAACAGCTCGACCTGTCTTAACTTGCTCCTTGACATATTTATCAACCGCAGCTTCCATTACCTTTTTGGGGTAGATGCGACCATTACGGTTTTTCATCTCAGATTGCATAAATATGCCTTCGATGTACATGGTCTTTTTGCCATCTTCTCTAGCTTCGGTAATGTACTCGAGTTGCTGGTCAACGTGTTCGGTAATGAGTTTCATATTTATTACTCTTCTTCTATTTCGATTGTATCAGTTCCACCGTAGATTGACTGACCAATTTCCATTCGTTTTGCATCTAATGCATCAGCCATACGAGACTGCATTTCCGCACCAAATGCTTCTTCCGCACCTAGTTTATCACCTGATGCCAATGCATCAATAAAATTTCCAACTGACATAATTAACTCCTATTATCCCAATATGTTTTGCTTATTTCTCCCATTGTGTCAACGGTAGAACCAACAAGACGGCACTTCACATAAACTTCGTGATAACCTTCATTTCGGATACCATTGACTTGTTCTAACCATAAAGTACGATATGGGCTATCTACACCAGGGTCTGCCGGTGCATCATCATATTCCCAATAACTGTTATTTGGTATAGGTAACCAAGCCATAATAGTATCCGTTTAATTAATTGTAATTATATTTATACTTCTTCATCATCAACAGCAGATCCTTCATCTTCAATCTGCTTAACAATATTGTCAATATCGTCATCTGTTTGCATAAGAATATTCTTACGAACCCACTCAACAGAGTAATAACGTCCAACATACTCATCAATTTCACGAAGTGTTGCAATACGTTCACGCAACAACTCAGAATTTTTCATTTCAGAGAAGTGTGAGTCTTTTAAGAAATCAATTGTAATATTCTGTGAAATATCATTCCACTCATCTTCAGTAACAATCCCTTTTAGGATTAGTTGTGTTTTGAGTAGATCAATGAATAATGCTGAGAACTTCTTACGTAAACGATCAATGAATTTCTGGAACTTAAGTTCATCACGAGTCGTTTCCTGTGCACGGCCTAGTGAAACCATGGCCTGTTGTTCAGGATCCAAACGTGAAATAGGTACATTCAATGATTTATAAAGCTTTTTCTGGAAGTACATAATGTCATCAATCTGACCTAGGTTTTCACCACCTGGCAGAGTAGAAATTTCAGTACCTCGACCACCCTCACGACGTGGCAACCAAAAATCTTCAAGCATTGACATGTGTTTCTTGTCATCTTTAAGATCACCAGTATTAGCATCATATACCATTTTATTACGGTAACGTGCCATAATATTGCGTAGATATTCTTCTGCCTTACCTTTTGGTAGGTTACCCACATCAATATAGAAAATACGGCGTTCTGGAGCACGAGCTAATCGGTAAATTACCAATGAATCTTCCATCATTCGTAATTGGTTTACTGCTTTAACTGCTTTATGTAGATGTGATAATACCTGAGTGCGTGAAGGATCAAGTAATCCTGAAGTTACATGACAGATTGCATCTGAAGCAATTTTCAAACCAGTACCTGAAGCAATACCATTGCCACCAATACCTTGCTTTTCGTAGATATAGTATTCTTTGTGACCTGTTACAATTTCAGCACCAGTTTTGGGATCCTTATCCTTTATAAGTTCTTTTACTTTTCGGATTTGAGTAGAATCAATTGCACGTAATTCAAGTAAACCATTTTTAGGATTTTTATCGTCAATAATCTTATGATAGAATAAACGTCCATCAATATACCAACGACGGAATATATCATGAGCATTCCAATTAAGGTTCAGCAATTGCACAATATATTCAAATTCTTCTCGGATAATATTCTTGACACGATCTGGTTGGTCAAGATCATCCATTATGATGTCAACAGGAGCAGAGTCTTCATCTGATACAATTGCTTCTGAGACAATATCTTCAATGGCAGCATCACATTCGGCTTGCTGAGCAATGTCGCGATACTTAAGAATAAGTTCACGTTCATTTTTAGCGCGTCCACCTTCCATGTCGACAAATGACCCATAATGACCACCTGCATCGACAACATAACCACCATCATTATTAGTACTAGGAACAAATGAAACTTTCTTTGCTTCTTCCTTTTCCTGATTTTTGCGCTTTATTTCAAAGCCAAATAAGTTAATTCCGTCTGCCATTTATAAACCTCTTTATAGAAAGTGGGGAGGACAAACCTCCCCTTTTCGCTTTCTATTATTTATACACTATTAAGAAGTGGTATCTGATTCCCAGTACTGAACCTGGAGTTCAACCTGAAACTCTTCAATAGTGTTTTCAGCGTCATAGCTAACATCAATTGCAGATATATTTGATGGCCAGCAACCACGGAAAGTGTAAGATTTCACAACCTCACCTTCTTTGTTAAGCTGTTCAACAGTCATATCAGCAGAATAGTCATTCGGATTTGAAAGACCAGTGTTAGCATTATGCTGATTGATACCGTTCATCCAACGTTCGAATGCATTGCGAACAGTCATGTTTACATCATTAATGATATTAATTGACCATGGTTCGAAAGTACGATCGCCAGGTACTTGTAACTGACGACCACGGAACGGTATAGTAATTGGAGATACAGTTGAAGCAGGAAGCTGAGCACCTTTGATAAGGAAAGAAGCTAGTTCTGAATCACCACCTGCATAACCAGGGAAGTTACAGGTAACACGGAACAAGTTTGCACGAGCACCACCACCTGTGAGTTTTGATTTAAAGTCATCAACACCTAAAATTGCCATTATATGCTCCTATTACTGTCCAACAATTTCAGAGAACTCAACATCGGTACGAGTAGCGATGAAGTTCAATGTAATAAAGTTAATAGAACGAGCAGGTTTGATGTAGATATCAGCAACAAAGTTGTTGGTATCAATAACCTGTCCGGTATTGTTAGTTTCGTCACACACAACCAAGAAATCGGTTACACCACGGCGACCTTTGACATCGCGTAGGAACGGTTCAACCATATTTTTGAATTGGGCACGAGTAAATTCATCGTTGAATTCAAACAACTGGTACTTAGCAGCAGTAGCAATTGCTTTCTCAAGAAGGATGAATAGACGACGTACGTTAATGCGATCGAATGCAGAAGGACGAGCCAACATTGTCTTATCACCGTAAAGGATAGTACCTTCACCTGGGAAAGAGGCAATTGGGTTAACACGGTTCTGGTAAAGATCATCACGCTGTGATCCAGTAGGATTGAAAGCAATTTTGCTAACACCTAAAAGTTGACCACGGTTGAAACCAGCAGGAGACCACCAAGCATCAGCAGCAGAATCAGTGTATGCACATAGACCAGCAACGTGACCATTTGCAGGAACCCAACGGTAAACATCATTGTACTTGTCATACATTTTAACTGCAGTTGAATCAGACATTGCGTATGAAGTAGATGCAAGAGTACTAAAGTAAGCAATTACATCCTCAGTAGGTGTTGATGCACCAACTGTTTTACCAACTGGTGGTGAAATAAATGCAACACAATCTTTACGAGCTTCGGCAATTTGAATTGCTTTTGTTGCAAATGTTTTTTCGTCATCTTCATCGTCATCAACAGGACAGATAAGAAGATTAATATCAACTAATTCAGTATCGGCAAATAATTCCATTGCGTTTACAATGTCATCTGAACCTACTGTTGCATCACCATCACTACCACCAGTTAATACCTGATCTTCAGAATTATAGTATAGTGGGGCACCGGCAATATTTGCAAATTTTACTTCAGCGAGGAATCCAGGGTCTTCAGCATATTCAATTGGATCAGCTTCAACCATATCAGAAATGATATTAGTCATAGGATAGATGTATTTTGATTCTCTACCAACAACATCATACCAATAGTTAGTAGAACCATCAGTTGTTTTTGCATCTTCAGCTACAGATAGGTGTGCAAATTTCTCTAGAACTGTACCAGCCTCACCAGAAATTTTACCATCAGTGTCCACTACTACGATGTGAATTTCATCATTCGCACCACCACGCTTTTCAGCATATGGGCTTGTTGTAGGTGGCTGAGCAAATTCAGATGCATGATCCCAAGGATCGGCGATGGTGTTTGTACCATCAAATTCACCATAGAATGCAACATTATCAGTTGATGCTGTACATATGCCTACTGAAAGTGAATTACCGTAGACACCAGGAACACGAGCTGCCCAGTATCCGGCGGCAGTTTTGTCTGCTTCTGTGATTTTATTTTCCCAAGCATCGACACTACTAATTAATTTTGCACTAATGCTAGCAGCATTAAGCTGACCAGATGATGCACGAACTACTCGAAGTGTACGGCCGTACTGTAGGAAAGATGCTGCTTGAAAATAAGCAGTATAGTTACTGATTGTTGGTTTGCCGAAGATATTAACAAATTCGGTTTCAGAAGAAACACTTACGATTTCTTCTACTGGTCCTTGACTAAATGAACCAACCATAGCACCGATAGACGATGATACGGCAGGAATTACATTAGTGAGGTCGATTTCTTTAACGACCACACCGGGTGATAACTGAAATGCCATATTTGGATTCCTCAATGAAATAATTTTAAGATTGTCATAATACGGTAGAATATTTCTCAATTACATATATTTATAAATTATGAAACTCTACCAAATATTACCACCACCCACAGTACCATCCCATACAATTTCTTCTGGTGCTCCAGGTACTATTTCATCAGTATAATCTTCAATAAATCCAAATGGTATCATCTGATCCTCTAACATTTGAAGATTTTCAGAGTGGATCATTTCTCTCACATTAATATCAGTTAATTCTGTAAAGAAAGGATTGGTTGTAAACCATGCGAATAGAACTAGATTCATAACCAAATCATCATGATTACCTCTAGTCGCTTCAAAAGATGAACCATGAGCTTCAAATGTTGATAATTCGACTATTGTCTCATGGTCAACAATTTCCAATTTATCACCTTCGATAAGATCTTTTAAGTTAGAACAACCTATTCGCTTAACCTTTTTATTCATCATAACGCCAAGTGAATTTGCTTTAACTGTTGACTCGACGAATAAATTTTCATATTCTAATTCATAATAAAGACCATTACATACAACCCCACCTTGGTCATTTGACTCAACTATAACATATGCTTCGTTATAAGTTTTTGCGTACTTATAGATTATATCTGGTAGCAATAAAGGTGAGATCATATTATCTCGATATGTACAAACCTGCTTAAATGGTTTGGTTGATACGTCAATGATATTAAATGTAGAATAGTCCATACCCCGGCCTTTCGCCACATCTACAAAAATCATGTAATTGTGATTAGGGTCTGGTTTCTCATAAACTTTAATTGATCCCTGAGTATAAGTAGGGACCTCTGCTCGAAGAGATAGAAGTTTATCGCCTGAAATTAATGTAGTGCCATTACCATGGAATGTATTACCAAATTCTTGTTGGAATTGAAGTTCTGAAGTATTCTCAATTGTTTGGCGTTTCCATTCTTCATCTCGACCTGGTACATCCCACCAATCAACTCGGAATGGTGCATACGAATTTGTCTTTTGTACAGCACCCTCCCATATCTTATGGAACGTATTACCCAAACCATTAGCCGTTGATGTAATAATAACACGAGATGACTTACCTGAAGAAACTACCGGATATGTTGAAGTATAGAACTCAACATCATTTTCAACAAATGCAAACTCATCAAGGAATAGTAAGTTTATGGACAAACCACGGATGGAAGACCCAGAGGTTGCCGCGGCAATAATACGAGAATTATTCGCAAATTCTATTGAACCTTTATTGAGTGCCTTACAACCGGGTTGTAAAAAGAATGGAAGATTCTCAAGCATGAGTGTAATACGTGCCAACATTTCACGAGCAGTTGCCCCTTTGTTGGCAAGTACCGCTATTGTTTTCTCTGAGTGAAATAACGCATACCAAAGTAGATAAGCAACAGAACTAATAGACTTACCAGATTGTCGACAAGCCAGAACGATACTAAATCGGTTTTGTTCAAAATGTTCAAACATTCTCTCCTGATATGGATAAAGATCAAATGGCACTAAACCTTTATCAAGGTGAATTACACGAAGATAGTTACGGGCAAAATAAGAAGGGTCCTTCATGCATCTAGCATATTCTTGGACCTGTTCTTTAGTAAAATTGGTTACAACACCATCACGCTTGACATTAGGATTACCAAGGTAACTGTCAGTCTGATTCTGACTCATTCGGTTCAATATCCTTCATCTTATTAGCTAACATTTTTTGAAGTTCAGTAGTTGAACCCACGAATAAATTGTTATTTGTCACTGGAGCATTAAGTTGAGCAACGGCAGAATCTTCCTTCTCAACATCCTTTTTCTTCTTCTGAAGATCCATTAGTTTATCGGTAATTTCTGAGTTCTGCTTAAGCATATTAGCCAATACTTCGAATGCACGAGGGTGTTCGGATTCTCGTGCCAAATCCATCATCAATTCAATAGCTTCTTGCCCTTGTTCAGCTAACCTATAGTACTGACTTCGGGCATAATCGTAATCATCTTTAATATCACTCATACCAAATCTCGGATTGTCCATTTATTATGGTATTTATTGGTGCTCCAACTACGGTTATAAGTTCACCAATTTCAAATAGATTATCTGGAATTACAGTAATTGTATTGTCATTATCATTAACTGCTTTTATATAACCACGAGATAAAGATTCAGTACCTACAATGTCCTGACCTAGCTCAAAATCTGTTGAATCTGCTACCGATAAAATAATTTCATCAGCAACTTCACCGAATATAATAATATTATCTACTGTGTATTCATCATCCTCTTCAGCACTAAATGGATTCAATATTGCTATTTGGCGTTCCATTTGAGTCCTGTCATCCATATCATTATAATCTACAGTAACCTTACGAATCGTATTAGTATTAGTATTAACCGATCCATAAAAATTAACACGTGTTTCAAAGTCAAGAGTATAAATGATAGCTCGGCGAGTACTAAAATCTCCCTCATAATCATCAGTCAATGAAACACTCTGTAATGTAAATGGCATGTCAGATTTAATATTATTATCCAACTGTTTTATGGTTACAGTATAATCTGGTTGGAAGAAAGGAATAATTTGCTCGAGTATCTGTAGAGCATCATCCTGATTCTTAGCCATAATATTTAATTGCATACCCATACGATATGTCACGGGTCCCATTACTCGAGTACCATTACTCATTTGAGTTTTAAGACCACGTTGCAATTTTACTGCCGGATCATAAGTAAGAGTTGTTATCTCAAAAGACATACGAGGTAATTTAATAGCAACCTTTTGGTCCATTAAATTAGCTTGTTCCTCAATACGAGCCAAGAACTTCTGTTTAGGTCCATAAGCCAATGGCACCTTAACAATTGACTTTACTTCGCCATTATTATCCTTTCTTACAATATTAATATCATTGAATAGAGTACCAAAAACGGATACCGAACGGCGAATTGTCTCATGGTAGAAATGGTTACCGAACATTATAAGCCCTCACTTGGATCGCCGAATGGATTGGATTCACTGAAATCAATAATTGAATCAGCAGCATTTTCAAATTCATAATTTTGTGCAAATGGATCATTCGAGAATGAACCTTCATCATTAACACTATCAACTGAACTAACTGTAGCAGTTGTTGAGCTTAATTCGCCTGTTATAATAGCACCGGCACTAAACTCGTGGTAATTGCCATCATTAGTTTCAACATCAACCACCGATAACTCACCTGTTGAATTGTCATACCCAACAACCTTAGCTGTAATAGTATGAGTATCGAAAACCTGATTAACTCGCTCACCTGTAATAAATGTGCCAGTTGAGTTGGTAGTTAGCAATGTTGTAGTATATGCTAAAGCATTAACTGAATCTATTTCTTCGATGCCAGTATTAAAGTCCTCGTCATTCATCTCGAATAGACGTGCCTGCATCTTGTATATAGGTAGGTTAGATAACTGATAAAATGGTTGTTCATGTTCAACGAAAGAAACTTCAAAGAACGAACCAGATAATGGAAGATACAGTAAGTCACCTTCACGTGGTCGCCAGGCGATTGTATTAACATCATCAAAGTAACCAACCAACTTTTCCCATGTACGCTTAGCGACGATAAATGTCGCCTCGTCTCTTATTTCAAGACCGAATTTAGAAAGTAGATTACCCTCGCCACCGAAACCTTCAGTATCTTCTATATACATCTCAACCATAAATGCATCATCGAACTGTGATTCTCTATCTTCATTTAGAATAGAATCTCTAGTCACAATACTACGTGGTAGATAATAAACATCCTGACCGAACATCTTAAGTGATTCAATCACTAGATCTTCATAGAGGTGTTGCTCACTTCTTACTTTGGCATTGAAATAAACATTAGTTGGCATCAGTCATCACCCTAGGAAAAAGTCAACAGGTTCTTCGTAGCGAAGTTGCATTTCTTCTTCTATCTTATCTATTTCTGCTATAGCATCATCGTACATCTGACGACCATTGATTGTTACACCACCTGGAAGTTGCATGCCATCAAATTTCATCATATTTGTGCCCCACTGCTTTTTGATTAGTTGGGTCAAATAACGCTTAAGAAACATATCATTATAGACATCTGTATATGCTTCAGGATCAATAGTCTTTGATCCATCAATTATAATTGTCATACCTTCAATCAAATCAGTATCAATAAGATTTAAACGATTTGTATGACGATTGAAACGTGCCTGCTGATAGCCATTAAAAAGTGACGTTATCATATCAATATATGACATTGTTTGAGTATATTGTGCAACACCCTCCGATAACCCACCACGAAGCATATAAACATCGTTGAGCATCATCTGATACTGAGCATTGAACATGCCTGAAGACATTTGTGAATCTGTAATCGGAAGAACTCGTTTAACAACTGTTAGTTCTTCCGGTACAGTAATATAACCATTAGCGACATCATCAGCAGTAATTACTAATTTAAAGTAATCATCCGTGATAGCATCAGAATGGTATTCTTGATAAAATTGTATTGCCTCGTCAACTCGATCTTCAATTTGATCTTCGTCAACATTTATTTCAACTACTGGAGCACCAAGTTTGCGCAAACAATAATCTATGAGGTCTTGTCGAGATGCAATTGCCATAAAAATAATCCCAGAATTCGTTTCTCTGGTATTATTTATAACGGTTAGTCACCTAGGTTAGTGAGGGTACTATTTCATGTGAAGTATAATTTAAATGACTAACAAATGATTCTATTACTTTATCGGCAATTTCATTTATATCCACATCATAACCCAATTCTTTTTCAACACTCGTCATTACCTTACCCATGCCACAAGTATCTATACTATCAAATAGTGATAGATCATTTGATACATTTATAGCAAAGCCAAACGATGTTTTCATTTCACGCCATTCTAAACCTATTAGCATTATTTTTCTATCTTCAATATACCCACCAGCTAGATCTTTATTGACGCTACCTTCACATTTGAGCCCATATTGAGCTAAAACATCAATTGTAATTTTTTCAAATAATTCATTTAATTCATTAGGCCCTGTTTTTAATCTTCTCATATCGACATTAACATAACATGCCAACTGACCTGGTGCATGGTGAGATATACCGCCTCGACGATTTACATTAATGACTGGGTATCCATTGCTGGTTTCTTCTATATTACTAGGAAGGCCTATACCCTGAGTATAGGTAATTGGATGTTGTACTACCCAAAGTTCATCATTTATATAATCACTGTTGAACATTTCTTCTATTTTATCAAGAGTTGCCTGATAATTTTGTATATCAATAGGTTTTCTAACTATTAAATGATTTTCCATATTATATGCTACCTACATTAAAGTGTTTAATATTTTGTGTGTCTTATATCCTAATTTAGCAATAAAAGCTTTTGTTATCTTATTTGCAACATCACGGATTGTTACAGTTTTACCCGCAGCTAATTGCATATTAGTTACTTGAAGTTCTTTATAACCACATAAATTAATGCAATCAAATAGTGATAGATCATTTGATACATTTATGGCAAAGCCAAATGTTGTTCTCTTTTCAGTAAAATTCAAACCCATTAGCATTATTTTCTTACCGTCAACATATGCACCAGGAATGCCATCGAATCGTTCACCTTTAATACCATATTCCTTTAACACATCAAACGTAATATCTTCGAGCATTTCAATAAGCATTTTTGGTCCGATACCTAAACGCTTCAGATCAACATTAACATAACATGCCAACTGACCTGGAGCATGGTGAGATATACCACCACGACGATTGACTGGTATTAAGTCACAACCGTTTCGGGTTTTGGTTATGGCCTCTGGTGTTGCAAAACCTTTTGTGTAGACTATAGGGTGTTGCACAAGCCAAAGCTCATCATTCTTATAATCACTATTCATCATTTCATCTACTTTAGCTAAAGTAGCCTGATAATCTTGCAATTCAATCGGTTGTCTAACTATTAGATGCCTAATCATACTGTTCGTCCATCGCTGTTATATTAGTTAAAAAATTTTCTAATGATGATGTCTTATAATGTATAACTGCTGCAGCACCTTGACAATAACCACTTTGCCATTCTGGGCCTCTATGTGCCGAACTTGTAACAACAATAGTATCGCCTGCACCAGCCTTTATTTCAGTTAGCATAATATAAGTAGAATAATTATTAATGGTTGGATTTGATTTCAAAAATGGATTTTGTAAGTTTTCTATAAATTCGCCAGTATGTTTATTAAACACTGAAATCTTATTGTAATCAGCCAACGCGGTTGCTGAACTATAATAATATACAAGAAATACAAAATTATTAGTTATGCAAAAATAAGGCCAATACCCAGAAGTATTTAAACCAGTACTTGATAAATCTAATGACTTAAGTATGTGACCATTTATATTAGCTATTGTTAAACTTCTATTGCCATTTGCCAGTGAATAGAGATAACCGTCTCTAGCCTGAATATCTTCATATGTAACACCCAATGGATCTACAAGTACTGTTCCTGTATCATGATACATATCATCAAGAGCTATCCAAGATCCATAACCAACTCCAGCTCTTAGGTATGGCGTTGATGCCCATATTTTATATGCAACATCACTTACTGAAGCACCATAAATCATACCATTTGAATATGCCAATGTTTCACCGAAATATTCTGAACCATCTTTATTTATCTCTGGATTTGGTAGAACATGTTCAACTGAAAGTGTTCGAGCATCAATTACAGCAACAGCACCATACTGATAATTATATTGGCTTGCCGGTGATTGATGCAGACCATATAAATTTGCAACAATATAACGATCGTCAGCATGAACATAAGCTCGTCTAACTACGCCGCTCACCGGGTACGTATCAATATAACCGGTTGGTTCAGTAAAATCACTATCAACAAATGTTTTAACTAATTCAAATGTTGCAAGAGAATAAACTTTAATATAATTATATGCTACGCGTGGTGATGTTGCTATAGCATATTTTGATGTTGTTGCTTTAATGTGATAATCTGGTATAAACGTAACTAGTTGTGGCCCAGCATATGAATTCGAGTCCATATCATAGACCCAAGTACCGTAATTCGCATTTGTAGTACCATCATTATCAATACAAAATATTAAATTTCTGTGTATATGAGTTACTCGTAATCCAGATTCTACACCATATACATTCGACACACCATCATTTGGATGATAAATTATATTAGCATTATCGTATGTCTGAAATACACTATCATCAGGGCAGTATAAAGAATTATAACCTGAATCGGCATTAATTTCTCTTAATAGATATTCACCACCAACGGTTGAACCTTTATTTATTCGAGCCATTACCATTTTCTCCCTAAACTACGCCCACAAAGAACATCTATTCCTTTTATATCTCTCATTGCATAACTCATTGGGTTACCAAGATAGTGTCCTATTGACATACCAAGACAATAATGTGAGGTACTCATGACCTGAGAATCAGGAGCCCCCGTATATAAAGGTGTTTTACTTAATGTTGTATAGGACGTATCAATACTAAATATTTTACCAGTAGTCCACCCAGTTGTACCACTATCAATCGCTACCGTAGGAAGTTTAGTGCTATAATCATCATAGCCAAGTGAAAATATATACGTTGGATTAGATGCCGGAGCTGGATCCAATGTTTCAAGAAAAGTACCAGAGAATGTAAATCGCTGTACATCATTACATTGGTCAGATGCACCATATGCAACATATACTTGTAAAAATTCTGGATCATATGTAATCTTAGATCCAAAATGTTTACTTGCGTCGGTATAGGTATTATCACCTCTGGTTATCCACCAAGCCGACATTAAAGCACCATTACTTTGTAAATCTAACAATCTAACAATACCTTTACATGGAAGAGGATTACCATTAGGGTCTTCAGTTGCATTCCGATCCGATACATATGCATATCTTCCACCTATCTCTATGTCAGTTATACTTGGAGATGCTCCAGCATATGGTATTGTGGTACTCCACAAATATTCAGCCGGGGTAACACCTATATTATAAGCATCTATTTGATTTATAACTGATGTGGATGTTTGAGTTGCAATAAGTAATAGATTACCTCTTAATGCAACTGCAGATTTGTAACCCTGGCCATAGGTCGGCTTTGTAAAAGTTTGAATTCTACCTGTCAATAGATCATGAAGTACAGTAATATACTTATCGGTTGCGGGGTCATATGAATTATACGCTAAGGTATTTCCTGATAATGCATGGCCAAATACTAAGTTACCTTGTGCTAAATGTATAACAATTATATTTGTAGTATCCCACCTATCGATTACAACAAAATTGCTACTTAAATAGTTCATAGCAGCATCTGAGTTTTTATAATATCCAAATACCCATCTTTCATTGCCATCAAGTTGTTTGAATGATAGTGCGGCGTACGAAGTCGCAAAAGTTTTTGTCAACTTTTTAGTGCCTGCTGGTCTAACAGTAGCATTTAATTGTGTTAACTTACCGGTTAAATATGGTTCTGATGTGTCTGCGGTAAGGATATTAATGTCAAGATCATAAATGGACTTGTATTTTGATTGATATTTTACCTGAGCCATTAGTAATTCTCCAATTCAGCCTTAATAATTGCCGCAGGTTCATTCATTTTTGATATAAATGCGCCCTTTGGATATTTTGTCCATACTAAAGTATCACTAAAAGAATCCATATCCCAACCAGCATAATCATCAGTATCATCTACTTGGTTGAAATCAATAAGAGTATTCATGGGACCTATATAAGAGCCGTCTCTTAAGGAATAGCAATATATACGTCCAGTATTTGTAGTTTTACTTGATGAATCTTCATACGGCGCAGCAACAAATAAATGTTCTCCCATTATGGTCAAACTACGACCAAAGTAATCAACCGAACTTGATGTTTGTATGTTAGGATTGTATATCTCATATAGTTTGCTGGCATTAATAATATCATATACATGGACAACACCACCGCCACCTAATGGATAGTCTTCACTCCAATCAGAAACAGCTACGTATTCACCGGATATATCCATAGCCCAACCCCAGTAATCATTGGTTGCATCAGTATCTTTTGAATCTTGATTTATATAGCCATAATAAAAGTCGCCCTTAGAACTATAAATATGAATTTGACCGGGGTTTGTAATACCATTAACAGTATCATTAACTTTTGTTGCAACTATTATCCATCTATCACTATATGCAATACCTGTTGGAATACAATCAGTTGTAGATTCGGTGATATTATAATGACTATTTAGAGTCATTCCAGGTTTCAAATTCCCAGTTAATATATGGTAAACCCTAATTGGTTGTACCTCAGAACCATTACCAATAGCAACCCAACACCTATTGAGTGCAACCAATGGTCTTACCGGCGAAGAGGTAGAAACGCCACTGGTAGGTACATCAAATGTATTAATTAACTCTCCAGTATGTATATGCCATACCCAAACTTTACATGCATCTACACTTTTAGCTGTATAATAAGCAGCAACAAGATAATCACCATATAAATCCCAAGAATTTCTATCATATCCCATGTTTGTGCTGATTGTATCTACTTCTGGCCCATAAAATGAATTTATGTGAAATCCATCAGTAGTATAGACATGGATTGCTCCAGCACTTGTATTAATAGAATTATCATCAATATAGGCGCCTATTGCTACATAATTACCCCATATTTTCACACTAGTTGCAAAACCACTTCTTTCTTCCATAATACCAGAGAAGACGCCTCGTTGAAGTGAACCACGACCTAAGATATCACTATTTATTTTAGGTACCTGTGCTTCTATACCATTTGCGGCATCTTCTCGGGTAAGAATTGTTTGTTGGATACCAGAAGAATTTGCTTCCTTTGACCCTGCCTTTAGTTTAGCCATTATTCTATACCGTGATATTTGTTAAAATCTGCTTTCCAATCTTCCATAGAAAACTTATCACCTACGGAATATCGCTTTTCCCAATCTATTAGAGGACGAGCATTAGGTATATAATCCTCAGGCTTTAATTCTGTGACGTAAGTGATAAATTTTGATTCTATCACAAAACCATCCCTAATGTAAATAACTTTTCTAGGTACCATATCAATTCCAGATAATTTTAGTATTATTTATAACTCATTATAATGTATTAACTCTAGATGTGATTAATGATCCCGATTCAGTTGTTATAACAAGTGCAGTACCGTCACCATAATTCATACCTATTTTACTACTTCTTACATTTGTATCAGAAGAGTTGACGGTCATACTAAAGGCTGCGGAAGAACTTGTTGTTGCGAGATTACCTGGGGTTGAAACACTATAAAAATCCCATTTACCCTGGGCAGTGACCGCTACTCCAAGTTGTGATAAATCATCTGAAATGTATACACCAGTATTGGTTGAAGTCCCTTTAACTATAGTGCTATTATAAGTAGCAGTTGTAACATCCCAAGCGATACTAAGATCAAATAAACGCACATTACCACTCGAGTAGGTTGCAGTTACAAAATGCAGGCCATCAGATGTAAAATGTATAGATTCATGATTCTCAGTCACACCAATTAAATTGGCTGTGGCCAGAGAACCTCGTGACGATGCAGTACTAAGATCATATGGTACTGACATTTCCCACCATTGAATATAGCCTCCGCTGCCACCAACATACATAAATGTACCATCAGCACTAACATGTATTGCTCGAGCATATGAATTAGAACCATCCCAATTATCAAGAGTTGCTACATATGCTCCAGAAACCACATCATTTTGCAACGGCCATCTATATATTGTCTGGGAAGTGCTTGATGACCCGTTTAATGCATATAGATATTGGTTTGAACCAATACCGGCCACACACGCAGCACCTTGATCTATAGTAAAGCCTGATACCCGCTCTATAAATGTTGCTGATGTTTGAGATAAAACTACAGGATAGTATTGAGGTAATACTTGCTGTTCTGATATAATCAACTCATTTGTTGGACCCAGTGGATACATAGCTTTACCATAAGAACCCCAAGATGTATCCCAATTACTATAACCCCGATATCTTGATACACCAAATGGAGACAATATCACCGAATGAGGTGCTGCTGAACCAGATTCCCCTACAACAGCAGTTGCATTAACTCCTATAGTATATACTGTGGGTGTAGTTGTAAGATTCTCTATATTAATATTGATAGGAACCCATGTTCCATCGGCTGGTAATGTTACCTGGGATGTATTAAGTTTTGTTGTGTAAATTGATCCATTGACTGAAATAGCAACATATACTATATAATCCAAACCTGTATTATATTTTGTAAGAACATGTTTCTTACCATTATTTGATCTCATTTGAGCTGCCCATGCACCAACACCAACCTGAGTTGGAACATTTACTTCAATATTAAAACCTGTTGAATCAACATCAGGCCAAGCTCTTGATATACCCTCACCGTTTGATGGTGTTATAGCAGTACCACCAGTAGCAAATGGAGTATAACTAAAATTTTGAGCCAATTGAGCAGAATTCCCACGTTTAAAATAACCTGAAGTACTTCCTGGGGTTACATCAAATGTCCAACTTCTAACATTTCCACTCAAGCTACCTCTAAAACAACCTTCAACACCTTTTTTGAGACTAAGATGATAATCGTTACCTAGGGTCATCGCTCCATCCACCGCGCTTATAGTAGCGTTAGGCATCTCAGCCTTATATATCAAAACCTTTGATGCTTCACCTGTGGTTTGATCCCATTCAACAGCAATTGCAGGATGAAAACCATCACTATTTCCTAGGTTTAATATCTCTGTGTTCAATGGTCTTTTGGCGTTACTTTCAGCTGAATCTACAAGATATGAAGGCAAACCACCCCATGTTGATTTAGTATCTGACATCCAAAATACTTTAAGAGTACCCATAGCGGCCCCGTATCTGGCACAGGCAAATTCTAATGATGCGCCATTAGCCAGTGTAACCACGGGTGATCTCATAATAAGAGCTCTATTAAAATATGATGAAGTTTCACTATATAAATAAATTCCTGAGCTACTACCGTTTGCATCAACACCTAGACCTGTGGAACCAGAAGGAGTACCACCAGCATCTCTATTCCATCTTCCAGTGTTAGTGCCAATCGGGATATCATACCAAGAATTTCTTCCAGCCAATAATTCTATCATCCAATCAACAGTAAGTTCTGCAGAATTTGATTGATTAGGTGCGACCGAGCCGGAAATTGTAGTTTCATATTGAAACTTAGTTTCATCTAACAAAACACCATTGTATCTTACGTTGTCTATTTGCATATCAGCAGTATAAGTTGTATATGCTGTATGTACAAAATAAAATCTACCAACGCGATTTGACTGTGTATATGCTAAATACAAACCAGAATCACTAGTTGTATCACCTGTAATCAATTCATATGATGTACTATTTTGACCAGATCTCGTAAATGTTGGTAATAAAAACACACCACTATTTGGTGCTGGTTTAGATAAACCACGAAGTTGATTCAATGATACAGCTGGACCTGGTGCATTTGATACTGTATTGGTAATGTATCCTGTAAATATATGAGAATTTGGATGATTGGCAACCCAACGCCGGGCCCAGGTATTAAGTGGATCCTGACCTGTAATCTGTCTTAACATTGCTATAGCATCAGAAGCACTAATTTGACCATCATCATTTATATCACCACGTAATCTATATACACCGGCTACACCGGTTGTGTCTAAGATATTTTCCCAGTTTTCTTCTTCTAAAAAATTAACTGAATCGATTCCAACTGCTGCAGAAAGAATTATGGTTCCAAGTGAGTCCACATTAGTTTCTGGTAAATAAGCAGCATCAGCAGTATAGTAATCATCCAAATTGTCAGGATCTTTTGTGTTAGGTCCTGGCTTGTACGCATACCACATTGACAAATTTAATTTAAAATTTTGGTATTCATCGTATGCAAAACTGGAGAGACCTCGAGCATATCCCATATCTTCAAAAGAAATAGGTCCATTTACTGGTATTGGATCATATGCTGCCATTATTCGGTACCTGTAGTTCCATCAATTGTTACACCTGCCGCGGCCTCACCTTCGGCTATTTCCTCAGGTGTTAATTCTTGCAAAGACTCGCCATTGGCTTCCATAATTAATTCTGCCTCTTCTGGTGGTAGTTCTTGAGGTCCTGCTAATTGTCGTTCATGTTTTAATATAGCATCATACATACTAGCCATATTTTTTGAAAGGAGCAACATATATTGGTATCGAGAACTTATTTGAATTTTAGCTGCTTCAATGTCGGCTTCATCATCCGAAGTATCAACAATATTTTTTAATTTTAAAAATTCTTGTTGAGTTTGTTCACGTTCAACTTTAACCAATTCAATTGCATCTTTTATTTTCTGTAATTCTTCATCGGTTAATATCATTTCTTTTCACCTTTTAATACATCGATCTCTGCTTTGAGTTCTTTTATTGATTCAATTAAATAACCAACAATACCGGAGTAATCAACACTTAAATACTCATTACCTTCTTTAACTAATTCTGGCGCAACCTTTTGAAGTTCTTGAGCGATAACACCTGTACCCTGTTGACCATCCATATCATTACGTTCATAAGTTACACCTCTCATTTGTGTAACTTTATCTAGACCTGAAACAGTTTTTATATTATCTTTAAGTCGTTCATCAGAATATGCTGTAATGTTACCAGCCGCGGTAATTGAACCAGCATATTGCATTTCAAGATTATCAAAGAATAGACACTGGGTACCTGAAGTATAGAAATAATTACCTGTTGCGTATTCATGTGCATATGCCCAGTTTCCACTTGCATCGGTAAAGCCAACATAATTGCCATTGCTTGCCCGAACTCCACCTCTTACTGTTCCAGCATGTTCATCTCTAAATCGAATGCCATTATAAGTACTACCACCAGCTACATTCCACCAGTCATCATTATCAGAATAAAAATGCTGTGTGGTAGCTTGGTTATATAAACCTTCACCAGAGTTGTAGTTGCGGAACCAGTTATCAGCATAAAATTCGGTAGCACGAACATTCTTACCTGAGGAAGTCCAAGTATAACCATCAAGATTATCTGCATCTAGGCCAGAACCTGCACCGTCGTTGGCATCATTCCAGATTTTCCTCCAACTAGTCCACGTATCAGTGCCTGTTTCACTACGGAAGTAAGCATTAGAGGTATCAGTATTCATCCCGATAGCTAGCTGAGTACCATAGCTAGTACCATCACCAGTACCCCCGCGATGACGATTATTATAAATCATGTACCAACCAGTACCTGGTCCATTGGCAGTTACATTGGCACTCGTTAATCTAGATGCACTCGACCAATATGCGTTATTTAAGTCACCATTACCAGCATCACCGGATTGTGTAAGACCTGATAGATGAACTGAATCTACAGTATCGGCATCGCCAGCTGATGCCACTGTTTGAGAACCAATATTTCCTGCGTGAATTATAGTACGATCCGCAGTACCATCATAAATAGTTGCAGTTTTGTTACCTACTTTAAATACAGCAGTACCATTGTAATCAAAAGTATGGCCACCGTTTTCATAATATCTCCACGCCCATTCATTATTTTGGTCATCATAGATACCTATAGTGGTACCTTCAGTCATAAATGAAGCAAGAGTTTCATTCGATGTATTCGATATTTGAATACCAGCCCAAGATGCGGTACTTCCTTTAATTAAAAGTAAATCTGCTCGGTCAGTAGATTCAGATAGTACAATACCATTGCTACCTTCAGCACCCAATGAAATTGAGCCTTTTACTTGTAATTTAGATCCATTATCAACTGCAGTACCAATGAGAACATTGCCACTGAATTCTGCTAAGCGAACAGTACCGTCATCATCTACCTCAATAGAAGGAATACCAGAGACGTCGTTAACAGAGAAAATTGTACCAGTTAATGAATCGGTAAGTGAGAACAATTGTCCAGCAGAACCATCAAAAGATAGCACACCAGCAGAAGGCGAACTCATTGTAATTGAATCCATGGTGATGCCACCAGACATTGTGCCACCTGCTAGAGGTAACAATGATTGGAAGTTAGCATCTAACTCATTATGAGTAAGGGCCCTGCCCACTGATCCTCGTAAAGTGATTGCCATTAAATCATCCTCTTAATGTATATTTCTGTTAGTATTTATATAGTTCTAACATCATTAATTTGTTTGTAAATACTGGTCCAATCTTCGGCATGCTGACAATTCTTTGTTTCCTCAAAGTACGGACCACCTTCGGTATAATGTATTAGCTTAGGTCGTTTAAATGTTTGATTGGCATTACCCACCAAATAGTTCCATTCCATTGGCAATTCACCAATTTCATTATGATCATCAATCCACTTGAACTGATGCATATCCAAACCTGGAGCACTATTTACATAATCCGGTGTAAGCCCTAAGCATTTCTCATTATTAAATAACATTACACTAGACCAATTTTTATAGTTGTATTGATATTGCTCATGACCAAGAAATTTTGATTCTGATCTACATACCTGATTATGCTTTACACACATAATTGTATATGAATCATCTCTCATATCAAATAGTTCTTTTATATCACTTTTAATTATCATGTCATTATCAAGAAACAATGACCAACCTTTATATCCAGCAAGGTAGGGTGTTAAAAATCTACTATTACTGAATTCAGTTGAGTCGTGGACTGATCGCTCACGTGTGAACAAATCAGCCAACATGTCTCTATGTAAAAAAGTAAAGTTCACTGGTACCGAACTATTCTGCATTATACTTTCGGCACAAGTGTATGCCGGCATTCTATTTTCACGATCGTAACCAATAACTACATTATACATCATAATCCTAATATATTTTTCTTTGGGTCACTTGGTATTATAAACTTAAGCTGTACCATTTGTAAACCCTTATTTTCAATTATTTTTTGTTTCCACCAATCAGGTGGTTTAACAGTAATGTGAGCATTTTCACCATTGGGTAAGACTTTATCAGCCAATCCACAATGGATTACAATGAAAGCAAACTTCGTACATTTGCTAAACATTGTTTGCAATGTCTCATCTATCAATTCTTCCGGTATATGCTCCATGACATCTGTGCATATCAAACAATCAAATTGCCCTTCCGGCATATCTTCATATTGTTCATACCCTGGATCATATAAAGAAACATTACCATCTTTTATACCAAACGCCCTATTGATATGGCTCTTAGTATAATTGTGAGCTTTGCCACAACCAAAATCCAATAATGTTCTGGATCCTGTCTTTTGTACTAATGCTTTAATCTGTGGAATATATTTTGCCTTTAATGACCCGCCACTAAATTTACCTTGATCATGCAATTCTCTATAATAAGCTTTATACTCATTAAATAATTCGCTGTCCATTCATTAGAAACTCCCAAAAGAGGTATCGTTAATAACTTCTTTTTCTAAATTGCTTAACTTAACCCAGTTTATATTGTACCGGTCTACATAGTCTTCTGCAATGGCAATTTCTTGTTCTCGTAGATGAACTTCTATATCCGAATTTAAAATTCCCCTATGCCAAGAGTGTGGAGGATAAGTACCACCTCTAAGGTTAGTGGTTTGCTTTGAGAAAAAGTCATAACCAATCATAGTGAGTGATTTATAGTTAGGAACCTTTTCACAAAAGAATAGCATTGTCCACAAACCACCCGATAATCGACGAGCATTTCTATCAAAGCTATCAATACCGTAGTGATTGTTTATATCAATAATCTGGCGATCAGTAAACATATTAATTACTGGACTGATCTTATCACTATGTTTAAATGGTGCTCTCATATCTAAACGAGAACGATTAAACAAGATTTGTACGTTTTCTAACTTACGTCTATTATAATCTTGTTTAATCATCCATTGCCGAAAGCCACCGGTCATCCATATATCAATTTTCTTACCTACAGCTTTCTGCTCTTGTTTAGTAGTTTCAAGAGCTTTTCCCATGCGAACAACAATATCATGCGAATCAATAAACTCAGCATTATCATGGTTCATCATTTCAACAGAGTTCCCAACCAAGATAATAGATTTACCATTAGTCCATTTTAAGAACTCTCGCATGTCATTGGTTTTCATTATTGCTTCACCACCTTTTTCTTGACGGGAGCATAAAGATATTTGTTTTTATAGGTATCACGTACTTTATGAATATATTCAAGATACGCATCAACCTTCTCACGCCAATCTTCATCTATTAATGGACAGATAATACCTGATTTAGGGCTATTAAATGTACGATTAATCCATTCCTGTGGATTTTCTTCACGAAACAAGAATCTGTTTATATGGTTAAAAGAACCTTGTGGCGTAGTGTTATAGATGTCAATAGGTTCTATTTGTTTACCTAAAGCAACAGCATAAGCAGCGGATTCTGAAAGCACACTTGTATATACTATATCTGCTTCAGCTAATAGACTATATAAGTCATCACGACGCTCTAGTACCACATCCTCACCCAACCGATCTTTCATTTCACCAATTAATGTATGTGAAGTCAAAGGATGGGGTTTAAACCATACATTCTTACCATGCATTGATTTACAATACTTCAGTTTATTAATATCAATACGATCTTTAAGTTTATTTGAACCTGGCAATACAACAATTGCCTTTCTTGGTTCTATTTTCTTATCAGTATTAATTTCATTGTATTTGTTTGCATTAGCAGTAAGAAGTTTATCCTTAAAGAATTCAACATAATCACACTTCTGCTCGGCATTATCAGCATACGCGTCCATCATTTGCTGAACACGAAGCTCTAACTGAAGTGGGTGGATTGTAATACAATTAGCATATTCAGTATAATTAAATGTCTTAAAGTACGGAAGTTCATTTGCTATAACATCATAATCTGCTTCAGTATCGTAATCATTCTCTAGGCGAAACAATAAATATTCTTCGACTTCATCAGCAAATGATAGTCGTTTATTTTTAGTATAATCACCAATTCGCTCGGCCATTTCAGCAACATTATTAATCTTCATTCAATTCTCCATTATACAAAGAAATCAGTTTCTCGGTTTGTATTAAACTCTGTATTAGTATTCCATTCAGTGATGGTGTTACGATTTGTGATTGTATTAGCTTCTGTAATAAACTCAGAATTTGTAATACGATCGGTTATACGGTTAGTGTTAATACCCCATTCTGTAGTATATTGTGTATTTATCTGAGTATCTCGGTTCGTTATAGTATTGGCCGCAGTATTATAGTTCGAAGTATAATTCGTATTTGTATTGCGATCAGTAATTGTAACCCACTCAGTATCATAAGTCGTATTGCGGTTAGTAATAAGATTAGTAATTGTATTCGCCGCAGTGTTATAATTTGAAATAGTAATCCTATTTGTATTAATATCCCAGTTAGTAGTATAGGTAGTATTTCTATCTGTACTACGATTTGTTATGGTATTAGCAGCGGTATTGTAATTTGAAATAGTGATCCTATTTGTGTTAATATTCCAATTGGTTGTATACTGAGTATTCCGATTGGTCTGCAAATTGGTAATAGTATTTGCCGCAGTATTGTAGTTGGTGTTAGTAATTACATTTGTATTAATCAACCAGTCTGTGGTATAAGTTGTATTCCGATTGGTCTGCAAATTAGTAATTGTATTTGCTGCAGTATTATAGTTCGTATTCGTGATACGATTAGTATTTACATTCCAGACAGTAGTGTACGTTGTATTACGGTTAGTTGTTCTATTTGTATTAATTAACCAATCTGTAGTGTAAGTTGTAGTACGATTAGTAGTACGATTAGTATTAATGCCCCAACTAGTAGTATATGTTGTATTTCTATTTGTGGTACGGTTAGTATTAATCAACCAGTTCGTTGTGTAAGTCGTATTTCTATTTGTAGTACGGTTAGTGTTGATCAACCAATTTGTTGTGTAGTTAGTATTTCTATTTGTACTGCGGTTAGTAATTGTATTAGCTGCAGTGGTATAGTTGGTATTAAATACAGTATTCGAGATACGATTAGTACTCAAATTCCAAGTAGTTGTATACTGAGTGTTTCTATTTGTGCTACGGTTAGTTATAGTATTTGCTGCCGTAGTATAGTTGGTATTAAATACTGTATTTGTTATTCTATTTGTACTCAAATTCCAAGTAGTTGT